GTCATTTGGTAAAATATAATATATATTTTATCACTCTAGCTTCGCTAGAAACCTACTCGACACCAATTCCGATCATTTATAGCGGTACTCAAACCACATTGTGGGTAGACGTACCGTGTTTCTCAGGACTGCTTTGCCCTCTATAGCTAGACACACAGCCAGTTGTTTCCCCGAAGGGCTTTTACCCCCTTAGGGCACTCTGGTTGTTCTCTACTAGTATGGCGAATAAAGCACGTCCTAAAGGGATCTTGGTAATCCCTGAGCTATCGAATAATAGCTCTCTTCTTTTATTGTTGGCAGCGGCTAAAAATGGCCGTAGTCTAACTGATCCTACTGCCATACAGTTCCTAGGCAATTATAAACTGAACTTTCGTTCTGCTAGGCCTGGTGAGCATGTTATGGATAAAAACATTTCTTTAGCTGACTTTGAAGGTTTGTTTGGTGTACAACCCTATGCTCGCGTTATAAGGGATCTTATTCGCGATGCTAGTTGGTCTGACACTAAGACTTCTTTGATTGCTAAAGCTAAACAATTACCAGAATTGTTGGATGTTCCGGCTATTAGGGCTTGTGTCATCTATGGTAATGCCCGCATCTCCACCTTAGCCTCACTTGCTACTTTTTATAGTGTGGTTAATGTTGGTGAGCAGGAGTTGTATTCACTTCTTGAGGAAATGATGTTGCAGCGTGCTTACAAATATAATCTGGGTGATGCCTTTGCTTATATACGTAAGCTAAATTGTGTCCAAACTGATGATTTTTTGAAGTTGGGTGTGTCAGCTTTTGATGACGAGTTTTCGACTCGCCTTAAAAAGGCTGCTACTATTGATGGTCCCACATTGCAGATTGGAGACTTAGTTATGTGGAAGTGTGCCACAGCTAAACGTGATGTTGGTGGCTTGACTCACTTTTCTGGTCGAACAAGACCTTTCTTTGTTGAGACTGTTATACAAGAGTCTATAACACTAGTTCCAATGGACTTGCCTAAAGTGTCTGATTCATATTCAGGTGCGGAAGTGACAGTCCATGGATTTACCTATTTGAAGGTTAAGGCTGATATACCTTTTTACCTACCCATCGTAGGGTCAAAGGTTTTATTATCTGCACATCGGGCATCTGGTACACCTATGGCTCCCACTAGGGTTGTTTTTCATACTGAACCTGATGCAGACTTTAAATTGTTTATTGCAGCACAGACACTCTTGAATGATGCTGTGGTAGATTGGGACAATGGTTGTGTTGTTGATGATTATACAACAGTAACAATAGGTGTCTCTCGACCAGGGGACATTGTTGTCACTCAGGAATCCTTTTTTGAGCGATTTCCAAAACTAAAGCGTGCTTATACCGCTTTTAGGGAATCTTCTTATATAGTCTATATGAAGGCACGCAACCACTTGGAAAAGGTTATACCCTGGTTGTCAGAATTGATAACTGTCCTTAATGATTGGGCTCAGAATGTGTCTAGCACGCTGGTGTGGGCCATAACTCGAGTAATTGATGCTATTATGGAAAAAACCATGTTGACTCTTATGAAAGCAGAGAAGTTAGTTCTGTCTGTGGTTGATGGCGCTTTGGTTGCCAACAATAAGTTCTGGAATTTAGTGTTCCAACCATTGCTAACTCTAGCCACGCAAACAGTCTACCAGGTCGAAGACAATGCTATTTTTCTCTTTGAGCAATCTGCATTGTTTGTCGTGGATGGTACGTTTGTGGTTTTGCAGGCTGTTGATGTTGGACTAACTACATGTGCCTATGGAGTAGAGGTAGTTGGTAAATTATACCATAAAACTCTTACAACACTTAAAGTGTCTCAGTTTAAAACATGGGTTAATACACTGGCTCTACATGTTGGAAATTGTATTGTCACTTGCCCATATGATGGTGAAAACATCTTAATTGGTAAGAGAGCTTACAAATTGGGTGGTTCTGATGATGCATTAACTAATCTTGTAGATAAGTTTGCATTTTCAGGTAATTATATAGATGGAGTCTATTTGACTGCACCTACAGAGCATGCTAGAGATTTGTTAAAGAGTAATGTGTGTTTTGACAATGGCGAGCCCGTCTTTAAGGGCCCAGATTGTAAAATTTACACATTTATTAACAAATCAACTTTAAAGCAATTTATGTGCAACTTTATAGGACCAGTGTCTGATCAGTGTTTGAAAACAGCCTTGTCTAAGAAGTTGAATGCACCTATTCAGAATCTCGATGTTAGTGTTACAGGAGATCAAGTTTTGTATGTCATTAAAACCTACACGGTAGTGTCGGAGGCATTTGATGACACTGTTAATGATGTCTTAAACAAAGCCATATGTCGTAAAGTCTTCTATTATGAAACATATGTCGGTTTGTTAAATAAGTTGGCTGCTACGGTAGCTTTGTACACTGGTTGCAAAGACCCTTTTGTGGTCTTTAATGCTTCTACACAGTCAGTGCTTACTGAAGCTGATGTAGAGATGGGTACCTTAACCTTAATCTTACAGGCATCTGATGATGATGCACTCATTGTAGATGATGATGATCAGATGAATGTAGATCAGGATGATACTGATGAAGGCTTTGTACCTTCTATTGACCCTCAGCCCTACTCTAAGCCTTTGTTGCCAACAATAGTAGAGCAGACTGAATCTGAAGATTCTGATTATGTCCCGGCTGTTAACATAAAATCGGACACTGAAACTGAAGTTGTCACTGACTCTGACGAGTGGCAACCGGTTCCTGGTGATGAGTCTGATAATGAAAATCAATGCTCAGTTGATACTGATGACGAAATTGCGTCTCAGATGGAGAAACAACATAATTTAGACCCTGAAGTCGAAGTTGTTACTGATTCTGATGAGCGCCAAGGTGATGAGTCTGATATTCTTGTTGAAGAGACTGATGACTCTAGTGAAACTGATACAGGTGAACCACCTGTAACCACTGTCAATCTACCAAATTTGTCGACACCCTATCCTGTTGTTGGCGTGCCTTCAAATACTACAATATCCATACATGTAGGTGATCTTACCTCTGTAGTGGTTAGAGAGAATGCTATTTTAGTGAACCCTGCAAACCCACAGTTGACTAATGGAGGGGGTGCAGCTAAAGCTATAGCTCAACTTGCAGGTCCTGTGTATCAGAGGTACTGCAATGAAAATGCACCTATAAAAGGTTTATTTGTGACGCCACCATTTGACGCAGTCAAGTATGGGTACTCGTGTATTGCCCATATTGTACCTCCAACTGGAAAGTCTGGTGATGTTAAATCAAAGTTGTACCAGGCATACAAGGATGTCTTAGTTAGTCCTGGCAATTATGTTATACCCATATTAGGCGTAGGCATTTATGGGTGCAATGTAGTAGACTCATTGCAAGCTTTTCGTCAAGCGTGTCCTAATGATATTGGCTATGTAACGCTTGTCACTCTTGACTCTAACCATGCAGATGTTTGGTCTAATCTGAATAAGTCCATTGTTAAAGTTACATTGGATTTTGACCAGGTGACTACCAAACACATGAGTTTAGATGAAATTAAACAAGCTCGTCTATTTGATGGTGAAAAATTCATCACTCAGGCAGGTGACTCAATTTATTTACAAGTCACTAGTGCAACTGAACAGGCTGCATCTAATTTAGGTTTGACTTTAGCACAATATTTTAGGATGCTACAGTATACATCAATTAAGTGGACTGTTGTAAAGAAAAATGGTATTATGGTTTTGAAACAAAGCCATAATAATTGTTATGTAGCATCCGCTATAGCATTCATGCAGATGGTTAATTATAAACCATCAGGAGCTGTTGCAGATCTATTTAATTCTTTTCTCAATGGCAATCCATCAGAATTTGTGGCCTATTGTTATGCCGCCTCAGGTCAAGTACCTGGGCAGATGGGTGATGCAATGTCTGTTTTGGATGTGTTGTTTAAAGACTTTGTAGTTAGGGGCACAACGGCTTGTTGTGGCAATACATTTCAACATGAAGGTCTAATGTATGCACTTACAGTTGATTCTGACGTTATAACTCATTGTTATAAGTGTGATGTCAAGGCACATGCTAAATTTATAACACCAGCTATAATTGCAGGTGGGTCTTCTGACATTATGTATGAAGGTCCAGCAATCTATCATTCTAAGCTGTCGGCTCACTGGGTTGCGAATACAAAACATCCAGGGAGTGACTTTACGTGTGAAGCTATTTACGTATCGAATGTGCAAGCTGCAGTTCAAACTGTAACGATACCAGTGACACCTAATCCATATCAGGTACTTGTAAATGATGTAGTACCACAGGTGGAGTTGCCTAACGTAAATGAGGTAACACCGCAGGTTGAGGTGCCAGATGTAGAGTCTAAAACATTGAGTGTTAATGCGTCTGATGATGGTTGTAACACCTATGTTTTGGAAAATCCTAATGCGCTAGAACTGCTAACAGTTTGGATAGAAAAACCCGTTAGTGTTTTAGTAAAGTCATGGCAAGTTTTAGGCAGAGCCTTGTTCAAGGCTAATATTGTTCTAAAATTTTCTGGCACTGTTGCAACTCGCATATACAATTATTTGTGTAATATTGGTCTTATACACAATCATGTAAAGCTTTCAGCGCAGTTGGCTGTTAAGTATATTAAGGACCGCACACCTTATGTTAAACGGCTTCGTAAGGTTGCAGTGTGGGTGGGTGCAAATGTTGCACATGGCCTTGCTAGTCTTTATCCATTTTATTGGATATATCCAGCAACACTTATATTAAAAGCACTGTTCTTTGTAGGTGTCTTTTTATTGGCTAAAACTGGGCTACCTTGTGATGTAGTAGAACCGCCATATAATATGGCCACGTATTGTGCTGATAAGGGCATATTTTGTCAGCCGTGTCTAAGTGGTTATGATTCTTTACACTTCTATCAGCATCTAAAGGTGCAACAAATACCTGTTAAGGTTGATTTGTTTTGGACATATGCTGTTCACATTGTGGCAACTTTTAGTAACCCCTATTTAGTATTGGGTACACTGTTGTTAGTATTTGTGCTGAATATGTATAATGTTGAGGTAATGTTCTTTGGCGTTATACAGTTGCCATATTGGCCAGTAGTTTATATAGTGTTGGCTTTATTTTACTTGTATAAAGTCTATATGTATTTACAACACATCTCAGTTGGTTGTAAGAAGCCCACATGTAAATTGTGTATTAAGAAGAATATTGCCAAGCGCGTCACTGTAGAGGTGGTTTTGCAGGGGCGTAAACATTATACTATGGTTAATACCAATGGTGGCACAAATTTCTGTGATAAGCACGATTTTTTCTGTGAAAATTGTGAAAAGGGTGGTGTAGATGGTACCTACATACCTATTGAAGTCATAGAAAGTTTGTCTAAGGCCACAGGATTAGCACCAAAACCAACCGGACCTGCATATGTGATTTCAACTGATGTTACTCACCAAGGTGAATTTATTCAAGCTCGCGGTGCCGTTGGTGGTCGTACACTGACTACTGTCTTTCGCCAGTCCGACGTTGTTACTACTAATCAAGTGGCTAAGTCAACATATTCTCCTAATGTTGTGATAGCCGCAAACCTATCTGATGCAGGTGCTCTTCGTAATGCTAAAGAGTATGCTGTCTTATTGTCTATAGAGTTGGGTAGAGTGATTTTCATTGTAGACCACTCTTATGATACAAAACAAGACAACTTTAATGCAGTTAAAGCTGCTTTAGAGAAGTTCTATGTTTTTAAAGATATAATCAGTACAGGTGATTTAGCATCAGATGTGGCACGTGCAACTGATGGCTTGGTAACTGATGATGTTCTCAATGCTGCTCTTGTTTCTATAGAGCGTGACATTGAATTTACTGTAGACCCTCCTAATAATACTATACCGCATTATGCATTTGATTTTGCCAGTATTATGCCAGAGGATCAAGCTCTTCTTAAACAGCATGAATGTGGTTCCGGTGTTATGAAAGGTACTGGAATTAATTGTGTCTTGTCTGCTAACTTAGTTAAATTGTTAGCACCTAAGACTTTAGTTAAATTACGTAATGCAGCGTCACGTAATGGTATTAGACTGTGTGTGTCGCCTTGTACGCGTGTATTGCGTACTAGTATTCCTGTTGTCCCTTTTGGTATGAAGGGCGGTAGCAAAACTGTTAATAAGTGGGCTCTATTATTTTTAGGGTATTTGTTAGCTATAGGTCTCTCTTATTGTTTTATGTGGATGGTAACTCCATCACCACCAACTACTCTAGTTGACGTACCAGCTACAGACTTTAGGTTAATACGCAATGGCGTTTTTGACGTAATTCGTAGTACTGACACATGCTTCTCTAATAAGTTTGTGTCATTTAGTACATGGTTAAATCGACCATTTACTAATAGTCCTGATTGTCCAGTTGTTGTAGGTGCTATATCAACAGTTGGTGCACAAATTGCAGGGTTACCAGGCCAAGTGTTGTGGCGTAATAATTTATTGGTGCATGTCTTTGATAAATTCTCCACTTCTGTTTTGGGAGATCTGAATTTACTAGGTCATGCATCCTGGAACAAAAGAAATGCTGTAGGTTATACAGCATCTACTGTTGTAACAGGTAATAGTTATCTTAACTCTATAGCTCTGTATAATTCTGAGTGTGTTTATTTACGCTTAGAAGGTCAGAGGGAGTTGTATTGTTATGATAGGGTTAATGATCAACATCGTCTCTATTCTGATATTAAACCTCATGTTACTTATACTGTAGAGAGTTCTGATGGTAAGTTATTGCCACTTGTTGTACCTGATCAGATAATGTATACGCCATACATTGTTAGGTTCTCACAAGTTAATTATTGTCGCATGGGTCATTGCTTTGATACCAAGCCTGGCATATGTATTTCATTTATACATGATTTTATAGCATATACAGACAATTTGCCTCCTGGTGTCTTTTGTGGTGATAATATACTGCATTTGTTGACTAATGCTGTTATAGGTAGTATAGCAGCTAAGGACGCATTTAAGTCTACAACAGCTTTGATGTGTTCAACGGGTGCCATTATTGTCTGTGTTTTGGTGGTGCTTTTTATACAAAAGCTGTTTAAGGGTTATACAACATTTGTTTTGATAGTGGTTTTAAACGCCATTATTAATCTCATTTTGTTGTATACATATATGTATATACCTGTGTTAGCAATCTTGCTCTATGGTTTGTATTGTTATTTAATCTTATTGTGTACACCTATGGCTCGAACTGTAGCAGTCATTTTGATTGCAGTTACAGTTATACCTTTGTGTACTAATACTTTTATAATAGCAGCTGTTGTAGCAGTTTTAATATATGCTGGTGGCTATTATTGTTATATTGTGTTTAGTACTGGTAGGGCCGATTTTACTAGTTTTTCGGCCGCATCTAAATCTACATTTGTTATAGATACTAAAAAGTATGTTGAACTTATGAATTTGGCAGGCTCGGATTTTGATGCTTATCTTGCATCATATGCCAAGTATAGGTATTATAGTGGTGCTGCTGATACATCCGAATATAGTAAGGTGTGTATAGCATTTTTGGCAAAAGCACTTGATTCATTTAAAGCAGCTGGTGGTACTGGTAGTGTTTTATACACGCCACCTAAGTTGGCCGTTGTTCAATCTGGCATTAAAAAGCTGTTGTCACCTTCTGGACAAGTCGAGCAGTGCGTAGTTTCAGTTGCTTACAGGGGTTCTAATCTGAACGGCCTGTGGTTACATGATACTATTTATGTACCTAGACATATTCTTGGTAAGTATATGGCCTCTCAGTGGCAGGATGTGGTTAATTTGGCCGAGTGTAGAGACTTTGTAATATTTAGTCCTTTACAGGGTGTTAACTTAACTGTCACGTCCGTTAGGATGCAGGGTGCTGTATTACAACTTAAGGTTCATGCTAAAAATTTGAAGACTCCAGCATATAAGTTCGAAAGAGCTCGGCCTGGAGATCCTATGACTATAGCATGTGCTTATGATGGCATAGTTAGGTCTATCTACCATGTAGTGTTGCAAAATAATGGTCTTATCTTTGGTAGCTTCCTTAACGGAGCTTGTGGTGGTGTTGGTTATACCATCAAGGGTACGACACTTATCTTTTATTATATGCACCACATTGAGTTCTCAAATAGAACTCATGGTGGTAGCACATTGGATGGTCATTTTTATGGTGATTATGTTGATGAGGAGCGTGCCCAACATATACCACAAATGGCTATGATAACTGATAATGTGTTGGCTCACATATATACACATTTGTTGACACTTACAACTAAACCTAATTGGTTAGCTTCTACTGAAATATCAGTAGCGGAGTTTAATGAGTGGGCTCAAAATAACTCATATACGAGTTATCCTGGTAGTAAGTCTAATCAAGATTATTTGGAGGCATTAGCAGCTACAACACGTGTTTCTGTTTTAAGGTGTTTGGCTACTATTGTAAAATTGCATGCTAATTGGGGTGATGCCTCTATATTAGGCTATAATGATTTTGAGTGTGATATGACTCCTGAGATGGTCTATAATCAGGCACCTATAAATTTACAAGCCAATTATACTAAGCTCTTTAGTTCATTGGCTTGGATTGTTTATAGTCTATTTTATTTTGTAATATTGTGGTGTGTGACACCTCAATATTACACAACTGTGACTTTTTGTGTGTCTATAATATTAGCCATATGTACTATGACATTGGTAAAGCATACCACTGTCTTTTTATTAGGGTTCATATGTCCACTTGTGGTGGTAACAGCGAGGTATTCTTATATCTTGTTTATACCGAATTCAGTGGTTCGGCGTGTTTTCTTTTATTTGTTTGAGGACTTGTTTGTTAATTTAAGCTTCTTTTATATAGTAGCGGCAGTTGTTTTTGTTGTATGGCTACAATGTATTAGAGGCTTGTATGAGTGTATGCATAAGAGGTATTATATTACTACAGTGCTTGATTTTATATATAGAGCTGTGTGGGCCTTTTATGTTGGTTATGAATTGTCGCAGGCATGTGTAACTAACACTGTTGATGTTGGTCACGTGTTCCATTTGTCACTATTGTTGAGTCCTAGCCCTATAACTTCACATATTGCATTTGGGCTCTCTTACTATATAGTTCAGCCTTTGGATGATTCTTATATTGTACCAATATATGTGGTAAGACTCTTTGTCTTCTATTGTATTGGGCTTATAATAACCATGCGCTATGGAGTCTTTTGGTTTATTAATAAACTGACTGGTATACCAGTTGGTACTTATAAGTTTATGGTTTCTCGCGATGAGCTTAAATATATGATGGCTACTCGTATGAAACCTCCTACTAATGCAATTGAGGTAATTTGGACTAATTTTAAATTGTTGGGTGTGGGCGGCAAGCGTGAAATTGTTGTTTCTACAGTCCAAAATCGTACACTAGATGCTAAAGCTACTGCTGTTTTGGTGGCTAACATGTTAGATAAAGTTGGAGCTCTCAATAAACATGAAGTTTCTAAGAAAATTGTTGCCCATCATAATGCCACTTTGAAGGCTGAAAGTTATGAAGAAGCTGAAACAAATTTGGTGCAGTTGATGGCTTATCTTATTGAGTATCTAACGCCAGAGCAAATAGATACATTCTTAGATTCATTATTGGATAACCCAGTAGTTTTACAAGTAGTCTCTGACAGTGCTATAGCTTTAGATAGTTACAGAGTCTTTAAAGATGCCGAGGCCGTTTATCTCAAGTCTGTGGAAGATAATGAGCCTCTGGCAGAACAAAAGAGGAAACTTAAAATTGCGAACATAGCTAAATCTGAATGGGATCGTGATGCTGCTGCCAATCGTAAATTGGAGAAGCTAGCGGATCAAGCAATGAAGGCTATGTATCTGGCTGAACGGTCTGAAGACCGACGTATTAAGTTGACATCCGGTCTAACGTCTATGTTGTATCATATGCTTAGACGGGTTAATTCAGACCGTATAGCTGCACTCTTTGAGTGTGCTAAGTCTCATGTTGTACCAATACATGCCATAGCAGGCTCTTCGACAGAAGGGTTAAAGCTTATTATAGATAATCAAGAAACTTATAATAAATATGTAATTAACAATGGTGTGGTGTATAGAGGTACATGTTATAACATTGTTAAAGTTGTTGATCTTGACAATGCTAATGTAACATTACCACCTACTACTTATCCAGTTGTGGTTGAGTGTACAGCGGCTATTAGGTGCCAAAATAATGAATTGTGTGTACGCAATGTATACACAGCTCAGGCGCTTGGTTTAGATGCTGCTGACAGGCAGAGTGATGTTAAATCATTCTTTGTCACTCACAACGGTAAGAAAATATGTGTAGCCATAACTTCAGATGTAGATAATTTAACATCTGTTGTACTTAATGGTGATTCTGGTAAGGTAGTGTTAACACTAGAACCACCTCTAAAATTTTCTCATGTCGTAGGTGGCAAATTACACTTAGTGTATTTGTATTTTGTTAAGGACATCAGATCTATTTTTAGGGGTATGGTTATAGGGCATATCTCATCTACCACTGTGTTACAAGCTAATGGCACGGCTATAGAATATCAACAAAATGCTTCTCTGTTAACTTATTTAGCATTTGCAGCCGACCCTAAAGATGCATATTTAAAACATGTACAAGCTGGTGGCAAACCCCTAATGGGTGCAGTTAAAATGGTTGCTCCCATTGGTGAGGGGTTTGCAGTCACCACTAAGCCACAACCTAATGCTAATCAGCATTCTTATGGTGGAGCCTCTATATGTGTCTATTGTCGTGCTCATGTACCACACAATACTGTTAATGGTCAGTGTTTGTATAAAGGTCGCTTTGTACAAATAGACAAGGATTTGGATCCCTTTAAATTTTTGTTGGAACATCAACCTTGCACCTCGTGTCAGAGATGGCAGTCTCATGATTGCACTTGTGGTGCTGATTTGCAGAGCAATGCCTATTTAAACGAGTGAAGGGTTCAAGTGGTGCCCGCCTTGAACCCATGCGGCCTGGTGCTCAACCTGACCCGCTCGTAAGGGCATTTCATGTCTATAATTCTAAGAATGTTGGTATTTTTACCAATATTAAAACTAATTGTGCTCGACATCGAGTAGCGGACACCAATTATTTCTTTGTCACTAAGCAGTGTGATGAACAGCAATTTCGTAAGGAAGAATATTTTTATAGTGTTCTTCCACAACATTTTAAGGGGGACATAGTTCCTCAACATGATTTCTTCAAATTTGACGGCACTCCTAATGTTGTACGTCAGTATTTGACTAAATATACGTTGTTGGATTTAGTATATGCTCTCCGTCATTTGTCTGATAGCGTAGAGCTACTACGTGAAATCTTACAAACACATTGTGGAACTAAAGATGACTTCTTTGAAGGCGTGTGGTACGATCCTATTGAGAATGTTCATTTTTATACAGAATTTCACAAGTTGGGTGAAATTATTAATAAATGTGTTCTTAAAGCAAATACATTTGTTTCTACTGTCAATAAGTTAGGGTTTTTAGGTGTTTTAACACCTGATAACCAGGATTTAGAAGGAAAAATTTATGACTTTGGTGATTATATACAATCTAAGTCAGTAGGTTGTGTGGATATGGAGAGTTATTATTCATATCTCATGCCTGCGATGTCATTAACTCACATGTTGAAGAGTGAGTGCATGGAAGGTTCTGGTTTTAAAGAGTATCCTATAAGTCAATATGACTTTACTGACTATAAAGTGATGCTTTTTAAAAAATATTTTCCTTTTTGGAACAGAACCTATCATCCTAATACTATTGATTGCCAAGACGATAGGTGTATTTTGCATTGTGCAAACTTTAATATTTTGTTTGCTATGTGTATACCTTCTACTGCTTTTGGTAATTTATGTTCCCAAGCCACAGTAGATGGCCACCCTATAATACAAACTGTAGGGTTGCACTCTAAAGAACTTGGTATTGTATTTAATACAGATGTTACTACACACATGACAAATTTAAATCTTAACACTCTTATACGCCTTGTGGGTGATCCTACTACACACACTGCTGTAGCAGATGCATGTGTTGATTTTAGGACACCTTGCCAAACATTGGCGTCTATATTGTCAGGTGCTACTAAACAATCTGTACGCCCAGGTCATTTTAATCAACACTTCTATGAACGCTTGTTAGATAGTGGTTTATTGGATGAGTTGAATTTAGATATAAGGCACTTCTACTATATGCAAGATGGAGAAGCTGCAATTAAAGACTATAGTTACTATAGGTACAATACTCCAACCATGGTGGACATATCAATGTTTTTATTTTGTGTTGAAGTAGCTAATTGCTACCTCTCAGTTTATGAGGGTGGTTGTATATCAGCACAGAATGTAGTTGTTAATAATTTGGATAAATCTGCGGGTTTTCCATTTAATAAGTTGGGCAAAGCACGTAATTATTATGACTTGACGTATAAAGAACAGGATGAGTTGTTCGAATATACTAAAAGGAACGTGCTACCGACTATAACACAGATGAATCTAAAGTATGCTATATCTGCCAAGGATAGAGCCCGTACTGTTGCCGGTGTTTCAATAGTTTCAACTATGACTAACCGTCAATATCACCAAAAATTGCTTAAATCCATATCATTGGCTCGCAATCAAACTATAGTAATAGGTACAACCAAATTCTATGGTGGTTGGAATGCCATGTTAAAAAATCTTGTAGATGGCATTAGCAACCCACTTTTATTTGGTTGGGATTATCCTAAATGTGATCGTTCTATGCCGAATATATTGCGCATAGCTTCTTCATTATTATTAGCCCGTAAACACACCTGTTGTACGAATCGACAGAGGTTTTACCGTTTGGCTAATGAGTGTTGTCAGGTATTGTCTGAAGTAGTCTTATCTGGCAATGTATTGTATGTTAAGCCTGGCGGTACTAGCAGTGGGGATGCAACTACGGCTTATGCTAACTCAGTGTTTAACATATTACAAGTAGTGTCAGCAAATGTTGCCACGTTTTTGTCAACGTCGACACATATATTTGACGATGAAAATGTTGCATCTCTACATAGAATGGTTTATGAAACTATTTATAGAGGAGATTCAAATGATTTGAATGTTATACAATTATATCACAGTCATCTTAAGAAGTATTGTGGACTTATGATACTATCAGATGATGGGGTGGCATGTATAGATCAAGATGCTGCTGCTCAACATGCGGTAGCAACTCTTAAAGACTTTAGAGACTTGTTGTTTTATCAAAACAACGTTTATATGGCAGATTCTAAGTGTTGGGTTGAGTCTGATCTTAAAGTCGGCCCCCATGAATTTTGTTCACAGCACACAATTCTTACAGAGGTTGATGGTGAACCTTATTATCTGCCTTATCCAGATGCTTCGCGTATACTTAGCGCGTGTATCTTTGTAGATGACTACAATAAGGCAGATCCTATCCAGAATTTAGAGCGTTATATTAGCTTAGCTATAGACGCTTATCCATTAACAAAGGTTTCTCCTTCTAAAGGTAAAATCTTTTATCTATTGCTAGATTATATTAAATATTTAGCTAGAGAGCTTAATGATGGAATTTTTGAATCTTTTCAAACTGTTACTGATATGTCTTATATAGATGGTTTTGTTCAGGAGTCTTTTTATGCTCAAATGTATGAAACCGCTCCTACTTTACAAGCCACTGGAGCTTGCACTGTGTGTGCATCTCCTACTATTTTAAGGTGTGGTGATTGTATTAGACGCCCACTCTTGTGTTGTGTCTGTTGTTATCAGCATGTCACTAGAACGTCACATAAGCGTGTTATTGCCATCAACAACTACATTTGTAGTGTTGAAGGTTGTAATCAGGACAATGTGGAATTTTTGTATATTAGCGGCACTTCTGTGTTCTGCAATGTGCATAAACCCACATTGTGCGTACCTATAGTGTCTAATGGTACTGTTTTTGGTATATATCGCCATACTGCCAGGGGTAGTGCAGATATAGATATATTTAATCAGTTAGCTGTTTCAGACTATTCCACAGTGGAACCATATAAGCTTGCTAACAGTGCACCTATTAGCCTCATGTTATTTGCTGCTGAAACTATAAAAGCAAAAGAGGAGGCTATTAAACGTTCATATGCGTCAGCTACTGTTAAAGATGCTTATGATGGGCGCATTGTAAAACTTATATGGGAAAATGGTAAGAAGATACCACCTATTACAAAGAATCATGTCTTTACTGGTTATCATTTTAGTAAAAATGGTAAAACTCAGGTAGGTGACTATGTCCTACAACGCTGTGATGGTGACAGTTATATTTATCGGGGTACATCTACTTATAAATTGCAGCCTAATGATGTTTTAGTTCTTATGGCTCATGTGGTTACACCCCTTTCTGCTCCACCAGTAGTATCACAAACTACTTATACACGTGCCAATTTACGCCCGGACACCGTATCTGCGTCAGCGTATTTGAATCATTATAAGAGTTATAATGAAATAGCCTTACGTAAGGTTACCACTGTCTTAGGCCCTCCCGGTACTGGTAAGTCTACATTTGCAATAGGGTTAGCATGTTATTATCCTGGTGCTAGGGTTTGTTATACAGCCTCATCACATGCAGCTATTGATGCACTGTGTCAAAAAGCACTACATGCACTCCCTGTTGAAAATTGTACTCGTATTGTACCTACTAGAACAACCGTAGACTGTTTTCAAGAATTTACGGTTAATAATACGAGTGCTAAATATGTCTTTTCTACTATAAATGCTTTACCGGACATAAAGTGTGACATAGTCGTCGTGGACGAGATATCTATGCTTACTAATTATGAACTTAGCAGTGTTAATGCTAGATTGTCTTACTCACATATAGTATATGTTGGTGATCCTTATCAGTTGCCGTCACCGCGTACTATGTTAACAGGGGGCCAATTGGAACCCACAGACTATAATGTAGTAACTACTATCATGGTTAATGCAGGTGCAGATGTTATGTTAGATAGATGCTATCGCTGCCCTGCAGAAATTGTGTCAACTGTTTCAAAGCTTGTTTATGATAACAAGCTTTCATCTGTAAAACCTAAGTCACATTTGTGTTATAAGGTTATAATAAACAATGGCAACGGTGATATATCTTACGATGGATTGTCTGCCTATAACAATCCACAATTAGAATTTGCCATAGCCTTTAGAAATTTTAAGCAGTGGAGTGATGTGACATTTATATCACCATATAATGCTATGAATACTAAAGCAGCACAGGCTGGGTTTTCTACTCAAACAGTTGATTCCTCTCAGGGATCCGAATATAACTACGTTATATTTTGTGTAACAACTGACTCCGGTCACGCACTTAATATGTCAAGGTTAAATGTTGCTCTTACTCGAGCTAAACAGGGCATACTAGTTATATTTAGACAGAAAAGTAAATTATATGACCAGTTGGAGTTTGAGGAGCTAGACGCAGCTTCCATTGGTAATGGAGGTGGTGGTGGTGGTACCAACACTAGCGTTCAAGCTGAGGTTGACCGTGCGAGTGGTACTCAAACGACCAACCTCTTCAAGCTCTGTAAAAATGATTATGAAGGTCAACAACCTCACTACGCTTTAAATTGGAATGATTTGGGTCCGAATTATAAGTGTGGTGATGACTTGGCTAAAATTTTTGGCATAGAGCTGGGTGCCAATATTAGTTATAAATATTTGGTCTCGATGCTAGGGTTTTTACCCTCAGAGCCTATACCTACATACCACAACTTCTTCTTAACTAAAGATGAAGCCAAGCAGTATGTGCAATCATGGGTAGGTTTTGACGTTGAGGCCGCACATGCAGTTAAACCTAACGTTGGCACTAACCTACCGCTACAATTGGGCTTCTCTAATGGCATTAACTTCTCAGTTAAGCCAGAGGGGTTCTGGGTTACAGAAACAGGTACTACTTATGGTGAAGTGCCTGCTAAAATACCTCCAGGTGAACAATTTTCTCATCTTCGTAAGGATATGAAGCATGGGGAATCCTGGAGTGTTGTACGTAATCGTATTGTAGTTATGCTCTCTAAGCTTCTGCGTGACACTGACTATATTGTCTTTGTCACTTGGGCACATCAGTTAGAACTGACTACAATGCGTTATTTTGTGCGCATTGGTCCCGACCGTACATGTGATTGTGGACGTCGCGCTGTCTTTTCCACTTACAATGCTTCTCGTATAGGTTGTAAGATACATTGTGATGGTTTAGACTATTGTTATAACCCATTCATTATTGATTGTGCAACTTGGGGTTATTCTGGTAGTCTTAGTTCTAACCATGATGCGGTATGCACGTACCACTCAAATGCTCATGTCGCATCTTCTGATGCGCAAATGACCATATGTTTAGCTATACACCACTTATTCTCGGTCGTTGACTGGGATGTCATTTATCCTACTACTGTAGAGCAAGATATGTTGAACAAAGCCTGTAGGTTGGTCCAGGCCAACTACATGAGGATTTTGTTAACCACCATGAATACTAGTGTTGTGTATGATATAGGTAATCCTAAAGGGTTAAAAACTATTAGGGACCCTCATATACAATATCACTTCTTTGATAAGAATCCCTTATCACCTAGGGTTACGCGCCTCACTTATGATTCTAGTATGATAAACCGTTTTAGTGATGGTTTAAACATGTTCTGGAATTGTAATGTGGACGCATATCCCGATAATGCTCTAGTGTGTAGATATGATACGCATAGGCAATCACATCTTATTGGACCTAATGGTGCAGCTCTGTATGTTAACAAACATGCGTTTTTAACACCACCATTACAACCTACGGCTGTACATAGGCTTAGGCTTGCGCCCATGGTGTATTATTCTGAAACACCATGTTCAATAGAGCAACCTATAGTCATAGGTATACGAGACTGTATTACGCGGTGTAATACGGGCTCTACAATCTGTCCAACACATGTTGCAGAGTATGATGTATTTGTTAAGGCCTATACATTAATGTCACGTGTGGGTTTTAATGTCTACGTACCTCGTAACATTAACTTGTATAACTGTTGGGTAAAATTTTCTAGTTTACAAACTTTGGAAAATTTGGCCTACAACGTGTATTACAAGAATCACAATGCTAATGTACGTGGTGAGTTAGATGTAGTTATAAGTAATAATGTAGTTTCAGCTAAGGTTGATGGACGCATTATTAAGCTTTTTGAAAACACAACTATATTGCCTGTTAGTGTAGCGTTTGAACATTATACTAACCGTAATATAAGTTCTATTCCCACAGCATCTCTACTCACAGGTTTAGGTGTTAATACAACTGTAAATTTTACAGTCTGGTTGAATGGTGATACACTATTCTCTCAAACAGTGAATGTTTCAACATATACTGATGTTATTAATAATGATGTTTGTCTTCTTGATGAGCGTTATAAATCGACGTTGTCTGACTTTTTAAAACTAGACAACGCAGTGTTTATATCACCTACTCAGTATAAGAAATATGGGGCCACCCCTATTTCACAGCTGCAGCAATGTGGCAATCCTGTGTATGGTGATCTCATATATCTGTATGTGCGGCGCGATGGTAAAATAGTGCAACCCAGCGTTGATTATTATACGCAGGGTCGCACTTTGAAAGACTTTGTGCCACGCACTACTATGGAAGTAGATTTTATGTCTCTCACTCCTCAGGAGTTTGTACATAAGTATGATTTGCATAATTTAGGTATAGACCACATATTGTATGGTGATGTCACTACACGTGTTATTGGTGGCTGCCATGCACTTATTTCACTTTATTACCGTAAGCTGAATGTTGACAGTGTTGTAGCACATGCACAGCCAGTCCAGAATGCCATAATAATAGCCTCAGATGGTAAATCTAAGGAAGTTTGTACATTTGTTGATCTTACTATAGATGATTATATTGATATCATAAAGCGCGCTCATAGTTTGTATCAAACACAATCTAAAGTGTTTTATGTTAATATAGATGGACACAACACTAGATTTGTTATTTGGCATGATGATGTAGTTCGTACCTGTTATCCTGTGTTGCAGTCCTTGGTTAATGGTTATCAGATGCCTAGCATTTATAAAACTCTTACCTGTGATAGGTCAGTCTGTGATATAGCCAACTATCACGTCTGGAAGCCATCTATACCAGGTGTATATAAGAATGTCTTGAAATATAGACAATTGTTAGCTTACATTATTAAGAAGGATCGCTTAGCTGTACCACATAATATGACAGTGTTGCATTTGGGTGCCGCTTCTGCTGAAGGTGTTGCCCCTGGCACTTCTGTTTTACGACAATATTTTCCAGAAGGCACACGTATAATTGACGTCGACCTACGGGAATTTGTTTCAGATGCAAATCAATGTATTGTTAAAGATTATAGGACATTTATGCCTCCAGAGTATGTGGATTGCATATTTTCTGATATGTATTCCACGGAGGTAGGGTTCTTTGATAATTTAGTACACATAGTAACAAAGACACTTGCATTGGGCGGTAGTCTCTTTGTAAAAATGACTGAACACTCGTATAGCCAACAACTCTATGATTTGGCAGGTACGTTTGAGCAGTATGAGCTCTTTTGTACTGGAGTTAATGCAACTTCTTCAGAGGTTTGGTTATGCTGTTTTAATTATCTTAGTAGGTTAAGGCATATTGTACCTTCAGATATGCATGCCAATTATATTAAGTGGCGTAATGAAAATCCGCTTAAACCTGTCTATTCAACATTAGCAGATTCTGTCTATAATGTTGTTAAGCTTAAGGCAACACCTGTAATTGGTTTTAATGAAATTAACTCAAAACCAATTCTTTATACACTTGTGGCAACTGGGCGTCTCCTAGTTAGACCACCATGTACAGGTTTGCTATACTAATGTTGGTCATTTCGCCAACCCTAGCTGCATCCATAGCTGATAAAGTTTTGGATGTAGTAACCTTTCCCGGAGCATCTCGGTTGTTGTACCCACAACACTACCAACAACCCCAAGTAAGGGGGTGGACTGATGATATTGGTGTTGATGGTCGCATACCTGCAACCTATCCACTAACCAACACCTTCTATCTTTCAAATACCACCACACCAGTTGATGGTGTTTATACTAGTCTTCAGCCCTTATTAATTCGTTGTAAGTTTAAATACGTCAATGATACTGTCAATGCTGGTAAAATTCTTACTATGTATTTTAACCTCACCAATAACACAGGTAGATGTGACGGGAATTCGGAAAAGGTTGGTCTTGTGGATGCCATCAGGTTTCAAATTAATGTCACAACCGACATATTACAGCTCACTGCAGGCAGTATTAACTTTACTACACCGGACGGAGAGCTGTATACATTACATTGTCTTAACACGACACTTGGTGTAGGCCAGGATTATTACCCATCTCAAAGCCGCACGCGGCAGTCTGGTGTTACCTATCATTGTTATATGATATATCGTAACACATCCTACGCCTACAGCGCTAATGAATACACTTATCGTGTGCTTCAATATTTGGGTCCCTTACCAGCATCAGTTAGGGAAATTGTTGCTTTTAGTAATGGATTCATTTACATTAATGGCATTCTTCTTTCGCGAATACCCGCGTTGCATAAAGTTGATTTTGGTCTTGTTAAGAGTGCCCATACGTCAGATTATTATGTTATCTTGTTTGCTGATATGGTTGACGTAATGGTCAACATATCCGCCACTGAAATGCAGTCTATCTTTTACTGCATAACCCCTTTTGAGCAGGTTAAATGTTCACAGAAACAAACCACTCTTTCTGATGGGTTCTATTCCACATCTGCCATTGAAGTCCTACAGCGCCAGCGCACATTTGTAGGGTTACCGATGGCTATTAACATTACTACGCTTAATTTTGCTATTAGTTATTTGAATACCAAGGCTAATCCTAGTTTAGGTGCACCACAGGAAGTCAATCTTACCATAAATGGGTTTGCAGATCAATTCTGTGTTACAACCTCCCAGTTTATGGTTACTCTTAATGTGACCTGTCTCGTTCATAATAATACTAGTATAATACCCTGTCCACAGGCTTACACGGCAGAAATCTCACCGGGGGATTGCCCATTTAATTTTTTGGATGTTAATAACTATTTAATGTTTGACAGCATTTGCTTTTCACCTTCTCCCAGTGGTGACAGCTGTCAGATGGTTATTAATAAAGTCTGGGCCAATAATCGCATACCTATGAGTAGCGTTTATGTCTCCTATGTCTATGGCAACCAGATAGTCGGTGTACCTCGACACGATCTCGTGCAGTTGGATCATGTCGTGTTTAATTTGTGCACAGACTACACCATTTATGGGTATACCGGTACTGGTGTTATACGTGAAACTAACACCACATACTTTGCCGGTTATGCCTATGCATCACCAGCTGGTCAACTCGTTGCCTATAAAAATCTTACTACTGGTGCTATTAATTCTATAACACCATGTAAGTTTAGTCAACAATTAGCCGTGTATAATGATACACCTGTAGCCCTTGTGTCAGCGGTGCCCTCGCAGGACTTTGGGTTTACCAATGCAACCTCTATGGGTACCTTTGTTGTCAATTCAAATGCAACTAATTGCACCATTCCAGCTCTTACTTATGGCCCACTTGGCATTTGTGCCAATGGCGCTCCATATGTAGTACCTACAGGTGAAGGCCAAGAACCTAGTGTTGTCCCCATTTCTACGGGCAACATTTCAATACCTGTCAATTTTACTGTAGCCATACAGCCTGAGTATCTACAGGTTTATACTGAGCAGGTTGTTGTAGACTGTGCCACTTATGTTTGCAACGGTAACCCATTGTGTAACAAGTTGTTGTTACAATACACTTCAGCTTGCGACACAATTGAGCAGGCGTTGCAAATGAGCGCCCGTTTAGAGTCTAGTGAAGTCTCTAACATGCTACACATTTCAACGCAGGCTCTGGATTTGGCTAACATCTCAAATTTTGAGGGTTATAATATGTCCTTTGTTTTGCCTGCTGTTAAACAGGGTAGGTCTGCCTTAGAAGACTTGCTATTTACTAAAGTAGTTACAGCTGGACTGGGCACAGTAGATGCTGACTATGAGAAATGTGCTAAAGGCATGGACATAGCAGACCTTGTATGTGTCCAGTACTATAACGGTATCATGGTGCTCCCCGGCGTAGCAAATGCTGGCAAAATGGCTGAGTACACAGCATCCCTTACTGGCGGTATGGTTATGGGTGGTATTACATCAGCAGCCTCTATACCATTTTCCTTAGCGGTACAAAGCCGCCTTAATTATGTAGCTCTGCAAACAGGTGTTATGTTAGATAATCAGAAGCTTCTAGCAGATTCCTTTAATAAGGCTATGGAGACAATTTCTGGTGCATTTAATTCACTTAATTCTGCTGTGCATGAAACTATTAATGTTGTTAACACTCTATCATCTGCACTTACTAAGATACAGAGTGTTGTCAATCAGCATACTACAGCCTTAAATCAGCTAACTCAGCAGTTGGCTAATAATTTCCAGGCTATATCTTCGTCTATTACAGACATTTATAACAGGTTGGGTCAACTAGAGGCTGATGCTCAGGTAGATCGGCTTATTACAGGTCGGTTGGCAGCCCTCAATGCATTTGTGTCCCAAACCTTAACCAAGGCAGAGCAGGTCCGCCAATCTAGGTTGCTTGCTCAGCAGAAAGTTAATGAGTGTGTCAAATCGCAGTCTCAGCGGTTTGGTTTCTGTGGCAATGGTTCTCACATCTTTACTATTGCCAATGCCGCGCCTGATGGCATTATGTTTTTGCACACGGTACTACAACCTGTAAGCTACATTACTGTTGTAGCCTATTCAGGGCTGTGTGTAGACAACACTTATGGCTACGCTCTTAAAGAGCCTAACCTAGCACTTGTGCAGTATAATGGTTATTATGTTACTCCGCGTAATATGTATCAACCACGTCCAGCTACTACAGCTGACTTTGTGCAAATACAATCTTGTGATGTTACCCTCTATAACATTACTTACAATAATATATCTTTGGTCATACCAGACTTTGTGGATACCAACAAAACTATTGAAGATATCATTTCTTCAATACCTAATAATACTGCGCCTAGTTTAGAAATAGCCAGTCTTAATCTGACTGTACTAAACCTGACGTCAGAGCTAGAACAATTAAAAGCCTCCACTGGCAATTTTACTCAAATTTCTCAGGAAATACAGGATTACATAAATAAACTCAATGACACTCTAGTTGACTTAGAGTGGCTCAACAGAGTAGAAACTTATGTTAAATGGCCATGGTGGGTGTGGCTTCTTATCTTTTTAGCCATTTGTACTTTTATAATAATTGTCGTAACAATCTTCCTATGCACAGGTTGCTGTGGTGGATGTTTTGGCTGTTTTGGTGGGTGCTGTGGTTTGTTTAGCAGAGTTAAACACCATGAGTTTTCGCACTTACCTGTAGAAGAACAAGATGGCTCAATACCAATTACCTATAAGAAAGTTAATTAATGTCCTCTTGGGACGTTGTAATCCCAGGCTCGGTTGTTATAGCTTTCTTAATAGTTGCTTGTTGCATTCTTTTATTGCTATTCATTAAAACGTGTTTAGCTATATTTGATTGCTGTTCAAGATCTTGTACGTGTGTACTCGACACCGTAAAACCAGTTTATTCTTTTGCGTATAATCTTGTTCCGAGATTTACGCCTCCTTATAACCCTTCTGATTACGTCATAGTAAATCAGTTTCCCAGAAACAGTAAGGATGTCTGACTACTCTGAGTGGCAGCTTATTGTTTTTATTGTTATTATTTGGGCTCTTGGTATCATACTCCAGGGCGGGTATGCCACCAGGTTCCGTTTCACTTACATTCTTAAACTTATACTACTATGGGTACTTCAACCATTCACCCTGGTGGTTACCATCTGGACTGCTGTTGATAAGGGATCGGAACCTACTTCTGCTCTTTTCATCATTGCTGTCATATTTTCTGTGCTGACCTTTGTTTCATGGGCCAAGTATTGGTATGATTCCATTCGCTTGGCCATTAAAACAAAATCTGCATGGGCCCTATCTCCTGAGTCTAGGCTGCTAGCCTGTATGCTGGATAATTCTGGCATTATGCATGCAGTACCACTAGACTACCTTCCCACAGCGCTGTGCCCAGTCCTTGTTAGAGGCAAATTTATGTTGCATGGACAGTGTGTTGCGAAGCAGATGACTTTGTCATCTGTTCCACGTGCATTTTATGTGGCAACACCAAGCCACACATATCATTATTCGCTCCGTAAAACATTCCAAGACCCGGAGCTGCCTGACACAGCCACCTACATTTATTTGGTGGAGAAAATTAGCAAGGCTGATCTAAGCTCAGTCACAACAGGTAATAACGCTGCTTTTTATAAGCAGTTTTAATGTGTAAGTGTGCTCAGTATATTAAAGTATTTAATACTAATATACATGGACACTCCAACACATCACTTCTCACTATTGATGACCACATGCTTAAGTACAAGTGTTTTGCTTTTGCACTGGCTAATTTGCTTGTGGACAATCCAATTGCTGGGGCTTTATTACCTAGGAAAATGCTTATCAATGGTAAGCCTATACTTATTGAGTATGGTAAAATCAAAGCCGATAAGTTTCTTATTAATCCGCCTTCAAAGGTTGAGTTTTATGATGACTAAACACCAATAACCAAAATGGCTGTGCCCAGTGTGCCTAAGGCAGACTGTTCATGGTTTCAAATTATTAAGGCACAGAACAAGAAGGTGCAACCTTTAGCCTTTAAGGGTGATGGTGTGCCTATTAATACAACCCTCCCTAAGGAGATGTGCCATGGTTACTGGCTGCGCTACAAGCGTGTTAAACCAGGTGGTGCTCCACTGCCACCCTCTTATTCCTTCTATTATACTGGCACTGGTCCGCGTGCCACCCTCAAATATGGTGAGCTGCAAGACTCCGACAACCAGGACAATGTTAATCGAGTCCTGTGGGTCAAGTCTCCCGATGCAGACACTTCAATAAAACCAAAGGTTGCTAAACGCAATCCAGACAAGCATCCATTGCTGCCTCTGCGCTTCAAACCTGGTGACGGACCAGTGCAGGGTTTTCGCATCGACCCATTTCAATCTCGTGGTCGATCTGTTGAACGCGGCCAGCAGGACCGTCGTGCACAGTCAGCGGAACCTCAACGTCCTAAGCAGCGCGAGCGCTCTAGATCAGCTCCCTCACGTGCAGCACCTAAGCAACATGCTATACCTAAGCGTGTTCTGCTTAAGGGTAAAACAATTTCTGGGACCTTTGGCAAGCGTTCGCCAGCTAAAGCTAATGTTGGTTCTCCAGACACTGAGAAGACGGGTTTGGGAGATCCGCGCCTCATGGCTCTCATGCGGTTTGTACCAGGCACTCAGGAATTGCTGTTTGCTGGTCACTTGAAGCATAAGATGCAACCTGAAGGCGTGCAGCTCACTTTCACTTATGACATCACTGTCAAGCGTGACAACAAAGATTTTGATCGTATTGTGGAGGCGCTCAACAGTGTTGTTGATATGGTGTATGAACCTGAGGGTGAAATTCGCAAGGATCAGCAATCAAAGAAGGATACTCAACCTAAAAAGAAGGCTGAGAAAAAGACACCTACTAACCCCCAAAAGCAACCTGACAAACCAGTTGCAACTATAGTTGACAACGGGGACTCTCAGGTTATAAATTGGGGAACTGACCCTGCAGAGGGACTAGAATCCTTCTCATGAGCCTTGTCATAGATGGAGATCCACTACAGGTGGCAGATGTTCTTAGACAACTGTCGCTCATTTTTCACACCCCTATCTATGATTGTAATCTCCGGCTACACTGGGTTGAAGGAGTGCCTTGCACACTTTCTTTTTGTGAGTTGTGCTATGACTTCCTTCAGCCTATCCAAGCTGATTCTCCTGGTTTTAGTGATTCTAGTACCAGTCCAGATTTTGTTGATTCTCAATAATCTTAACACAGTTGCCTATATTGCTGGCACTATTGTGTGTGCAACTCTTGTTGTTTATTACAAAGTGTATGCTAGTGTTTCGACACCCATACTACCTGTGTAATGAACAAACCATCTCTCATATGTAGCTGGGGGTTTCTACAGCCTACCCAGCCCTTAACATTTTGTGTAGAGGGTGGCAGTCACTATCGCTGCACTAAACACCTTCTCACCTCCACGATCTGTTGTGTCTGTTGGTCTAATACTCAACACCGCAGACAAATTCTTCAAAAGCTTAATAGAGATTGTTATGGACCCTTCTTCTTTAAGAAACCCTAGCACAATCACTATTGATCAGCTTTTACAATTAGGTGATTCTGTAATTATTCGGGTCACAAACATATTATCCACTATTTCAATCACTCAAGAGCGAGCTGTATTTGACCCTTTTGAGGTGGCTGTTTGGAGTTATGGCTCCTTTTGGGAATTAGATTCACTACCTTCTAGTCCTAATTTATCAGACGACGAAGAACTTGACACCGATGAATCTCTTTGTTGATCTAGCTCGCCTTTGGCTTGAGCTGTTTGATCACAATCCCCCTCAAGTGGCCATTTATATAGTAGCTGCCTTTTTCTTTTTAGTGCCGCTACATCTACTCACACTTTCAGTCTATCCTGAGCGTTTGTTCTTTGGACAGAGTGAATGTGTTAGGTGTGACGTAGTCTTATCTATTTTAGAAACACTTCTTATAGCAGCTGTTTTCTTTTTACTCAGCCTTGTTAGTAATTACATTTCTATCTTAGGTTGATTTGGCTATTTGTATTAGAAACCTATTCGATATCAATGGCCCAAATAGTTAGAACACCTTTGGAGGCTTCAACTCAGGCTATGACGACTGCATTAGGGTATTCCCAATGTAATTGTGATTGGCAAGAGTCTAAGAAATATCTCAACCTCCTTTGTGTATGTCTAACTCTATCCATTATAACTGTAAGCTTCATTTTTCAGCGCCACGTCTGTGTTGCCTTTGTTGGTCAGACTTAGAACACCGGCGCAAGCTATTGCAAGCTGCAATAGCATCTTCTAATGAAGTTTGGCAGTATGTCACCACTGTGTGACGTTACGAGATTTATCTAGCCGAGGCTATGCAACTAATAGTCAGCATAGCCTGGGCTTGCAGCTAACCACTCCATCATTATTAACACTGCAAGAAGGTTAATAATGACTCTTTTCTTAGTTTAGTTAAGTTTAGTTTAGTTAAGTTTAATCACTGGGTTTTGGGTTCTAAATTGAATGGGGTAGCAAAAAAAAAAAAAAAA